TTATGTGTGGGGTATTAATTTATCCCACATATATTGAAAGGTAATATGCCCAGAACTAAAAAAGAGACTATGGTAATGTTTAAAATATTACCTGAATATCTAAAGCTTATTAAAAGTGGTGAGAAAACTGCTGAGGTAAGAAGATATTATAAAGAATTAGAAGGTAAGGATGTTGGTTTAATTAATACTGAAACAAATAAATTAGAATTAATTATAACTATAGGTCAAATATTAAATTTAAAATATCTTACTGAAGATGAATTAGAAATGATGCTTGATGAAGCTAAAGTATCACAAGAATTTAGAGAAAGTTATCCTTGTAATTATATGTACTTAATTACGGGAACTAAAACAATACATTAATAAAGGAGAAATATATGTCTGTAGATAATAAAACTACTGGTGAGCCTACCCAAGATCAAAAACTAACAATGTTAAAAAATCAAATTAATAATATTGACATTGTAGGTAAAATATTAGTTGAAGAAGGCAAAATTATTGAAGAATTTATGAAGTCTAATCAATTAGTTGTTGGACAAGATCATGAAGAAATGAAAAAGAAATTAGCTAATATTGCTGTTGCATTAGGTGTTTCAGCTAAATATTTTGAAGGTAAAATTACTGGTTTAGAAAATGAAATTAAAAAACTTACTGATAAGTAATTTTAAAACAATGTTTGAAGCCACTGTTGATATAGGCAGTGGTTTCTTTATTGCTTTATTAGTACAAATAACATTAATACCTTGGTTGTTTAATGTTGAATTTAATAATACTCAAAATATTGGTATTGTATTTACTTTTATGTGTGTAAGTTTAATTAGATCTACTTTATGGAGAAGATATTTTAGACATAGATATAAGCAAAAAGCTAAATTAGAATTATTAGAGAATGAATATTGTAAATATTGTAAAAGAGGATATAAAAAATGATTATAGGAATTGCGGGCTATAAAGGCTCAGGAAAAGATACAGCAGGTTCTGTATTAACAGAAATTTTTGACTTTAAAAAAATGTCATTTGCTGCTCCAATTAAAGATTTGGTAGCTAATACATTTGATTTAAGTAGATCTATGTTAGATGGTACAACACCAATAGCAAGAGAATTAAGAGAACAAGAATTACCTAAAGTGTTTAATAAAACACCTAGGTTTCTATTACAAGTAATTGGTACTGGTTTTAGAGATTTAGTACACCAAGATGTATGGGTAAAAATTGTAGAAGAAAAATATAAAGCACAATCTGAACATGTTGTTATAACTGATGTTAGATTTCCTAATGAAGTTGAAATGATTAATAATCATGGATTTGTTATTGGAATAAAACGTCCAGGATTTAACGGTGATCAACATATAAGTGAAAGAGCACTTGATGATGTTGCATTACCTTATATGATTAACAATGATGGTGATATGGCTGATTTAAAATTAAAAATGTTCGACTTTATGAAGAACAAAATATAAAAAGGATATAAATATGAAATTAGTATATGATATTGAAACAAATGGACTGTTAGATACAGTAGATACTATATGGTTAGCAGTGGTTAAGAATATTGATACTAATGAAGTATTTACATTTTCTGATTATGATGCTGATAGTAAACCATTAAATGAATTGGTACCCTTTTTAAATAAAGCCACCGTTCTTATTGGCCATAATATTATTGCATATGACAATGTGGTTATGTTTAAACTGTTAAATTGGAAACCATCTGATAAAATTAAAATGATTGATACAATGATTATCTCTCAAATGAATAATTTTAGAAGAGAGGGTAAACATTCACTTGCTAATTTTGGTAAAATACTAAAAGATGCTAAAGGTGATAGTCCTGACTTTAATGTATATAGTCCAGAAATGAAAACGTATGCAATACAGGACGTTAATTTGAACCATAAGGTGTATAAATATGTAGTTAATGAAGCACAAACATTAATTAAAAATAGACCATCATTTCAACAAGCATTAAGAACTGAACATGCTATTGCTGAATTATGTTCTCAACAAGTTAAAAATAAATGGAAGTTTGATACACCATTAGCTAAAAAGCATTATGAGTATTTAACTTCTGAAATGAAGAAAATTGAAGATAAAGTAAATCCAACACTTAAACCTAGAAAAGTTTATATTGATAAAGAAGATAAAACAGCTAAGTATTTACAAGATGGAAGATTAAGTTCAGTAAGTGCTAGAATGTTAAGTCAATTTTTAGGTAAAGAAGTTAAACAAGAAGATACCCACTTATGGGATCCTAAAAAGAAATTTAGACGTTTCAATATGATTGAAGCTGATCTAGGTAATATGGATCAAGTAAGAGGTATGTTATTGGATGCTGGTTGGAAACCTACTCAATTTACACCAAGAGGTGAACCAAAAATAACTGAAGATAGTATACACACTATCAAAGGTGACTTAGGTAAAGAAATATTACATTATTATAGTTTAAGATCTAGACATTCAGTTTTAAAAGGCTGGATTGAATTAGCTGAAGCAAATAATAATAGAGTATATGTTGAAGCCTTTAATATTGGAACACCTACATTTAGACAAAGACATAGTAAAATTGTTAATGTACCTAGTTCTAATTCTTTCTTTGGTAAAGAGATGAGAGAACTATTTGTAGCTGACCAGGACAAGGTTATGGTTGGTTGCGATAGCTCTGGTAATCAAATTAGAGCATTAGGTCATTACCTTAATAACAAAGATGTAAATGAACATATATTAAATGGCGATATACACCAAAGGACTGCTGACATTGTTGGTGTTCCTAGAAATGTAGCCAAGTCAATATTGTATGCTACAATCTTTGGTGCTGGTCTTGCTAAACTTGGGAAAATGGTATTAGGTTATGATGATTTAGAAAAGGGTAGAGATGTTAAGAATAAACTTTACACTGTATATCCTGGTTTGAAGGAATTAACTAAAAGGTTAAATAACTTCTTCCATACTACTGAATACAAAAATGGTATTGGTTTTGTACCTGCTTTGGATGGTAGAAAGATATATGCTGAATCTTCATTTAAACTATTAAACTATTTACTTCAAGCATTCGAGGCAATTACAGTTAAAACTGCAGTTGTTAATGCTTTTAAAATGTTTAAAGAAGAAAATATTAAAGTTGATATGTTAGGTTTAATTCATGATGAAGTTCAATGTCAATGTGATCCTAAAGATTTAAAAAGGGTTAAAGAGATATTAGAATATTCATTTGGTAATTATATAACTGAAACTTTAAAATTAAATATACAAATGGCTGGTGAAGCTAAATCAGGTAATAACTGGTTTGAGACTCACTAGTAATTATTTGTGCCCCTGTAGTTAAATGGTATAACAGTTGACTTGTAATCATCAGTTTGGAGTTCGATTCTCTGTAGGGGCACCACTAATAAAAGGATTTAAAATGAATAAAGGAATAGTAGGAATTATAGACGGTGATATTCTTATCTATAGATCTTGTCATAAAGCCTTAAAAGATAATCTAGATGTAACATCAGTATTTGATGATTTATATGATGATCTTTGTGAACAAATGGCTTGTACAAGTTATAGCCTTCATATAAGCGGACCTGGTAATTTTAGAAAGAATTTAAAACAAGGGTTTACTAAATATAAAGGTAAAAGAAAAGAGAAACCATCTAATTATAATTTTATAAGAGATTATGTAGTTAAAAAATATGATACGGTAACTGTACCATTATATGAAGCAGATGATACAGCATGTATTGAAGGAACAAAATATTTGAAAGAAGGTCAATTATTTATGGTAGCAACTGTAGATAAAGATTGGAAAATGATTGGTGGATTGTTTTATAATATGCAATACAAATCATTAACAGCTATTAGTACAGCTGAGGCAATTGAAATGTTTCATAAACAATTAATTACAGGAGATTCTGTAGATAATATACCAGGTTTGTTTGGATTAGGTATTAAGAAAGCTGAAAAGATTGTTAAAGATAAGTCTTTAAAAGATCAATTTAAAGCTATTATTAAAACTTATAAAAAAATGCATCCAGATGATTATATTGAAAGATTAAATATAATGGGCACATTGTTATATCTTGTAAAAGATTATGATGATCCTAAATGGAATATAGACTATTGGAATAAATATTTAGATGAAGTCGAAAACACAACTAAAATATAATAGAACTGTAAAAGGTATTTGTAGCAGGGCTGCAGGTTATGCCAAATATAGAGCAAATAAAAAAGGTTTAGAATATAATATTGATACACAATATTTAATGTCTATATGGCCTAAAGATAATAAATGTCCTATATTAGGTTATAAAATGCGTCCTGCTCAAGATGGAACTTCAGGTCAGGATAGATATAGTCCTAGCTTAGATAGAATAGATCCCCGTAAAGGTTATATAAAAGGTAACTGTGAGTGGGTATGTTCATTAGCTAATTCTATGATGAATGATGCTGAAGGTCCAGACTTAATACGTTTTGCTAAATGGATAAATAAAAGATATAAATAACGGATAATATAAAAGGAGAAATATAATGGGTAAAAATACTACATTTATTAAACACACAGGCTGTGAGAGCTGTGGTAGTAGTGATGCCAATGCGGTATATTCTGATGGAAGCACTTATTGCTTTTCATGTAGAAAAAGTACTCAATCTGGATCACAAGAAGTAACAGCTGAAGATACAGCATTTTCAGTTGTACAATCTAACCTTGGAGTAGAAGAAATAGCTAAATTACCAGTTGATGGTTTTAGAGGTATATCTAAAAAGGTTATATATGATGCAGGAGTTAAAGTAGAATATGATGAAAATAGAAATATTATTAGTCATTACTATCCAATAACTGTAAATAAAAAAATTAAAGCATATAAGAAAAGAATAGTATCAACTAAAGATTTTAGATCTATTGGTAAAGCTGAGGTGCCTGAACTATTTAACCAAGTTAATAGTGGTAGAAGAAAGAACCTAGTTATTACTGAGGGTGAAGTTGATGCATTATCTATTTTAGAAATGCTAACAAAACAAAAAGCTCAATTTGATGTTGTATCAATTGTTAATGGTGCTCAAAGTGCCAGAAGAAATGTTGCATCTAATTTAGAATTTGTTAATAAATATGAGAAAATATTCTTAGCATTTGATAATGATGAAAATGGTATTGAAGCTAGAAATGAAGTTGCTCATATTATTACACCAGGTAAAGCACATATTGTTGATTGTACCCATGTAAAAGATGCCAATGAGGCTCTTGAAAAGGGATTAGTTGATCAATATATAAATTGTATTTGGTCAGCAAAAGCTTATAAGCCTGATAGTTTTGTAAGTGGTGAAAAGATATGGGACGCTTTTAAAGAAAGAAGCACAGTCGAATCCATTCCATATCCACCATGTTTAAATGGCTTAAATGAGAAACTAATGGGTATTAGGTTAGGTGAAATTACTTTACTTACATCTGGTACTGGTTCTGGTAAATCTACTGTTGTTAAAGAAATGATATTAGGATTATTAGAAGATAAAACTTCTAAAGTAGGATTAATTTCATTAGAGGAATCTATTGGAGATACAGCAACTAAACTTATTGGTATGTCTATTAATAAAAATATTAGAATGCCTGATGATGTTACTGAAGCAGAAGCTAGAAAAGGTTATGAAAAAGTCTTTGGAGATGAAAGATTAATTTTATTAGACCATATGGGATCTGTTCAAGATGATTCTTTATTACAAAGAATTGAATATCTTGCTGCAATCGGTGCACGCTATTTAATTCTTGATCATATTACTATTGCGGTATCAGAGGGATCTGAGGGTTTATCAGGTAATGAGGCTATTGATAAAGTAATGTCAAGTTTGTTAAAAATTGTAAAACGTTACAACATTCACCTAACGTTAATTTCTCATTTGAGAAAAGCTGGTGGTGATAGTAAATCATTTGAAGAAGGAAGATTGGCTTCTTTAGATGATATTAAAGGTAGCGGTTCAATAAAACAAATTAGTTTTGATATTATAGCCTTTGCTAGGAACCTTATGGCAACTGAGGATAGTGAACGTAATACAATTAAGTTCGCTGTACTTAAATCAAGGTTTAGTGGTAACACAGGAAAAGCTGGTCAAGCAAGTTACAATCCATTAACTGGAAGGTTATCTCATTCAGTAGATAATATTGCTTTTCAGGAAGTTGGATAATACAAGTTTCGGTAAGTTCCCAAACTCAGAAATATAAGTCCTTATTGAGGCAACTGATGAAGCGAAAGACAATGTAGTTAGCTGGTGGTTATTCTCTACCACTTATCCTCTCTCACATTTAAGCAACTACAGAAAACCGAAGCAGCTGGGCAACCTGTTTAAAAGGCCTAACACTGGACCGTAGCAAAGTGGTAATGCACCAAACTGTTAATTTGGCTATCGTTGGTT